GCCGGCCGCACCGCTGATTGTCTTGATGCCAGAGCTGCCATTGTGGAAGAACACGATCTCTGTGCCGTTCTGCCACGGAACATCGTCACGGTGCGGAATGGTGAAACTCTGGTTCCCGTTGCGGGTGGCGAAGATCCAGCGCCGGCGGTCCCCCTCGAGCAGCGTATAGCTGGCGACGTTGATGTTCTTCGGCACGAACTGGGCCGTGGTCGACTTGACGCTCGTCTTCCACTCAAGCGGTGTCGTGCCCGGCACGATAGCGCCCGCCGTCAGCAGCTGGAAGATTACGCCGGCATTGTCGCCTTCATCGATGGGAACGATGCGGCCCGCCGAGATGCCGGTGGCGGACGGCTCCCATCCTGCGGCAGGCGTCCATGCCCCCTCCTGGACCTCGTAAATGATACGCTCGGCGGCATTGGTCTGCCCCGCGGGCAAGATGCGATCACCAACAGCGAGCGCAATGCCCTGAAGCGTGATAGTGCCCGACAAGGTGATGTTGCCATCGGTTACCGTTGTGCCGAGGCGGACGCTTTCCTCGTAGTCGCCTTCTACAAGCTCGATGCTGATCCTGTTTGCCGCATCATCATGGACGACATTCACCCCCGCATGGGTGCCTGCCGTCAGCATCCCTCCGATGAGGTCCTGAACGACCTCGTCAGACGGAGCCGGACCTGTTTCGCCTTGCGGGCCGGTTGGTCCGACTGGACCCGCTGGACCTGCGGGTCCTGTGTCGCCTTGCGGGCCGGTTGGACCCGCCGGTCCGGGTGGACCTGATGGACCTGTTGCTCCCGTCGGGCCTGAAGGACCCGTCTCGCCGGCGGGGCCTGTCGGGCCAGCAGGCCCGGGTTCACCGGGCGGACCTCCCGGTCCCGTGGCACCAATCGGACCAACCGGACCCGAGGGACCTGCCTCGCCGGCCGGGCCAACTGGACCTGTTTCACCCTGTGGGCCCACGGGGCCTGTAGCGCCCGTCTCACCAGGGGGACCAACAGGACCTGTGGGTCCTTGTGGACCTTCCGGTCCCATCGGACCGATTGGCCCTGCGGCTCCGTTCGGACCTGTTTCGCCCACAGGACCCGCTGGACCTTGGGCTCCTGTTGGTCCGGGCGGGCCCTGTTGACCGGGCTGCACAACTTCAACAACAGCAACGGGTCCGGGGACAATGATCTCGATGATCTCAGGCATCGTCATTGAGACCCTCCTCAACGACCAGGCACCCGCTCACGAGCGTCTCCTCAGTGCCGCCAATACGCCGCTCGAACTCGTAGCGACTTCTCAAGCGGCCGACGGCAAACAAGCGGGTTTCTTCCGGCGTGAGCTTCAGCTTGATTTCGCCAGATATCGGCGCCGGCATCAGCAGAGTGCCATCTACCGTCGACTTGCGGATCGTTGACGTGGCTGTCTCTGCAACGAAGATAATCTCGGAACCAGTCAGGTCTACAGCCTGACCACCACCGTCCTTGAAACGAAACAACCGCTCAAAACTGTTGCCACGGCGCACACCTGTCAAATTGAAGGTTGCTGCCATGACATATCACTCACATATTTGCGGCCGCTGATAAGCTGTTCACTGAGGCGCGATCAGCCTCGAACGCCCGCCCTGTCACTGGACTCAAGAAATAGCCGATACACGTGGGATCGGCTCAACGGCAGTCCAACATTACGGGGAGATCCGATTGCCGCAATCAGCTTTGTAGACCGAGCGTTAACCTATGTCCGAATGCGCCATGAGCGAAAACAGAACCGTAAGACAATCAACGGTACATTCGCATCATGAAACAAGATGCATTTTCAAAATACCCTGTCCGACATCGCGCGCTTGCTGCGCTTCGGGACGCTTTCACACAGCAGCAGCCGGACATACCAATTGATGCCAAGGGCTACACACTCGATTTCCGTGATACCCTCCTGCCTCTGGTGACGCCGCAGGATTTCGAAGCAGACCTCCGCGCTGGCGACGGCAACGAGTTGCAGACCAAGTTTCGGGCAGCCCATTCATCTTCGGGCCTCGCTGTGAACTGCTTTGCGCCATTTCGTCAGCGTATCGCGGATCTTACATTGTCGACCGGGGGCCCATTCGAGACGCTCCAGTTCGAACAGAAATGTCCCACCGGCATTCGAGGGGGAATGGCTCCCAACCTAGACGTGGTCGTTGCGGGTGCAGGCGCGATCGTCGGGATCGAATCCAAGCTGACCGAATACCTTTCTGCGCATCGCGCTGTGTTTTCACCTGCCTATGCTGCGCAGATCCGCGATACACGCCGCGAACAGGGATACTTCCGCGAGATGCTCCGCCTTGTGGATGTGCCTGACAGCTACGTTTGGCTGGATGCAGCGCAGTTGATCAAACATGCGTTCGGGCTGGCTCGAACATTCGGCGACTGCCCCGCAACGCTGCTTTATCTCTATTGGGAGCCGACGAACCCGGATGCCAGCCCGGAGTTCGCGGCCCACAGGCAGGAAATAGCGACGTTTGCGGAACGCGTGGCGGGATCGACGCCAGAGTTCAGGGCGATGAGCTATCCGGAACTCTGGCGCACCTGGGATGCTGCTGGGACAGCGGATTGGTTAGCTCGGCACATCGAAGCTCTACGCGGGCGGTACGGAGTCACTCTCTAGCTTCACGTCCGCCGTGCCGAGCGCAGCACCTGCGGCCGGGTACAGATCGGCAGCGGATTGCTTTCGATCTCAAGGCGCACCCACTCGTCACGGTCCCGGTCGGGAATCGTGCGGGCATAGAGCGGCAGGCCCAGCGTATTGACCGTCTCGAAAGTATCGGCAGGGGCATAGTAGATCTCGAACAACCCCTCGACGCCCTCAGGATAGAAGAAGGCCTTGTCGGTCGGGACACCGAAGCCTGCTCCGCCCCGATAGCGGCGGAAGGTGATGCCGCCGAAACTGACCTCGTCGGCGACGCGTCCGCGCAAATCAGCAGCGGCGGCGGTGTTGAGATAGGTTTCACGCACCTCCTTGTGGGACACGAGATCGGCGAAGAAGGCCGAGCCGCATTCTGCACGGACCTGCACCGCGCCGGCGGCGAGCCCTCCCATCGATTCCTCCACGCTCTCGATCAGCGCCTGGCAGCGCTTGCGGAGTGCGCCTGAGGCAGGCGTGGCATTATCGAGGTCGAAGTCGATCTCGGTTGCAGGGGTGATCGCAAACTCGGTGAAGTAGTTCACGACCGTAGCCTGGTCCCTTGGATCTTTCACGATCCCCTGAATGCCGTTCAGCAGGTGGTATTCGAAGGTGGCCTCTGCATCCTGGCGGAGCCTCCGTAGGCGGTGGGCTACCTCGGTCTGGACCTGGGCTGTGGCAGTCTCGGAGCCGAAGTCGCGCACCGACTGGATTTCGGAGGCCCAGATCACATCCTGCTTCTTGAACTGGCGGCAGACGAAGGCGCGCATCTCGCGGCGTTCGGGAACCTGTTGCTCATAGGCAGAACCTCGTTCCGAGAACGGGATCAAGGACAGCGTGCCATCCCGGCTCTCGATCATCACGGTGCGCGCGCGTACGCCGCGGGGGCTGAAGATATTCGCACCCGAAAGCAGTGCCGGCTTGAAGGGGATATTCTCAAGCGCGCGGGTGAGTTCGATGATGGTGAAGGCAGCGCCTTCGAAGATGTCCATTGTGGCCATGGGAATGCCTCCGGTTCAATGATTGCGATTGGGATTGGTGTTGGGGATCAGCGGACGAGGATGCCGACTGCGAGAAGTGCTGCATGCGCCGCAGTGATTTCGCCTTCGGATGGGGTTCCGGCGAATACGAGGTCGTGGCGATTGACGACAGCGGGGCCGCGCACCACGGCAACGGCGGGTGCATCACCACCTGAGGCGTCGGCCTTGCCCCAGAGCACGGCAACAGCCGTCTCAGTGCCGTTGGTGGCTGCAGGATTGTGGGCAGCATACTTGCCCCCGACCGTGATCTTGCCCAGCACGGTGCCCGGCTCCAGCGTGCCGGACGCGATGGTGACGGTTTCGCGGGTATAGTCCCGGAAGGCCTCCCAGACGAGGAACTGGCCGGCGTGCTTGCTTTCAACAAGAGTGGTCATGGGATTATCCTTTCAGTTTGAAGGTGCGGGCGACAATTTCGCCCCAGGGACGTGCAGCCGGGTGACGGCCCGGTTGCGGGTGATGCGGTATGATCTCGGGCTCGGCGTCTGCCTTCGCGTCCAGCAACGCCGCACGTATTTCGTCGAGGGGCGTGTCTTGTTCGAGGAACCGGCCAGCCATCTGTGGCTGCTGGGCAAGTCGGCAGAGATCGATCACGGCGCGGGCATGTGCGATGGCGTCGGCCCGAATTGCGGCGGCATCAGGCGGTGCGCCACTTTCGGGTGGGGGCATGTTGGCGTGCTTGACATGCCCTGCGGCAGAACCGGGCTGATCATCGGCGCCGGCAGCATCAGCAATGTAATCTTGCTCTGCAGGATTGGCTGCAGCATCGTCCTCAGAACCGTTCCCGTCCGGAACGGTTTCCGGCGTGTCGGGCTCCGCCGCCTCGATCAGCGCAGGCGGTGCATTGCGGAAACGAGCGATGTCGAAGCGTGCGGCGATGCCCACCGGCTCGGCGATGCGGGTGGCAAGTCCTGCGTCCAGCGCGTCCTTCGCGTCGAACCAGGTTTCGGCCCCCATCAGCACAGCAATATCCTCAGGCGTCCTACCGGACTTTGCGGCGTAGCCCTGCACCAGGCTGTTCTTCACCTTGTCGAGTGCATCCGCCATGGCGCGCATGTCATCCGCCGTGCCCATGACAAGGCCTGCGGGATCGTGGATCATCAGGAAGGCGTTCTCCGGCATGACAATCTCGTCGCCTGCCATCGCCACATAGGAGGCGGCCGAGGCGGCGATGCCGTCGATCCAGACCGTGACCGAGCCCTCATGTCGCTTGATCGCATTGTAGATTGCCACCGCATCGAATACCGACCCGCCCGGACTATTGAGTCTCAGATCAATGGGCGTTCCCACGGGCAGCGCGCCGAGTTCGGCGAGGAAGCCCTTGGCCGAGACGCCATAGGCGCCGATCTCGTCATAGATCACCACCTCCGCCCCCGTTCCCCGGGCGGGGATCGTGTACCAGCTGTTCATGGTATTACTCCTGTTCGGATTGATCGGAGGCAACACCGCTGTCCGGGCTTGTTTCAGCTTCCGGCCGTGCTGGAGGTGTTGCCCTCGCACCCTGCGTCGTGCCGGGGCTCGTGCGATAGCCGAGGCCCAGATCGGCGGCGCGCTTCATGTCCGTGGCGTTCTCGCGGTCCACTTCCTCGATGTCGTAGCCGGTGGCCTCGACCACCTTGCGCCGCGAGGTGATACCAGCCTCCATCGCCAGCACCTGCGCCTGAATGTCCTTCAAGGGATCGACCCAGTCCCAGCGCGGCGGAATCCATTGCACCGCGCGCGCAGCATCTGCATCATCGAGATCAAGTGCTCCCGCCAGCAATGCCGCTTCCATCCAGCGCGCCCAGATCGGGCGGCAGAACTGGTGCGCCATCACGCCGTACTGCAGCTGCTGCATGCGGCGGCGGAATTCGACGAGCTCGGCACGCAGGCTCGAATAGTTCGCCTGCCGCACGTCACCCGTCACCAGGTGATAGGGCAATCCCAACGAGGCCGAGACGGCGAGTAGTGTGCGATATTGGAAGGCCTCGTAGCCGCCGCCCACATCGGCTGGAGACGAGAACTTCACATCCTCCCCCGGCAAGAGCACCTGCATGGTGCCGGGCTCGAGGCTGGCAATGGCGGTGCCCTCAGGATCGGCTTGCGTCTCGCCCATCATGGATTCTTCCGGCGCGGTCTTGGTGATGAAGCCTGCGAACATCGCCGCCGTCTTCTTCCGGTCGAGTTCTGCGTCGTCATATTGGTCGAGCAGGAACAGGCGTACCATTGCGGGCGCCACATGCGGCAGGCCCCGGATCTGCCCTGCATCAATCGGCCGGTAGATGTGCAGCACGTTGGCAGCCGGCACACGCACCGTCTCCGGCATCGCTGCGCCCAGGTCGGTGCTGTCCCCAGGATGGCGGCGACGAAAATGATAGGCGGCGCGCCTGCCGAGTAGATCAAATTCTATACCGCAACGAATGCGGTTGCCGTTGGCGGCTGTCTCCATTTTGTCGAAGGGCAGCATCTCCGATTGCAGAAGCTGCAGTTGCAGAGGCACCAGCAATCCATCCTCCGCCCGGCGCGGGCGCAGCCGGACGAAACACTCGCCCGCGACGAACATCTCGCGCGCGACCATGGCCTGAAGGCCGTAGAAGTCGGTCAGCCCGTCAGCATCCGCCTCGTCAGTCCAGGCGAGCCAGAGCCGCTGGATACGATCGCGGAGATCCGCGTCTCCGACCAGCGACGATGGCTTGATTCCGTCGCCCACAAGATTTGCTGCAAAGGCTTCGCAGGCATTGGCAGCATATCCATTGGTGACGACCAACTCGCGGGCGCGTGCCAGCAGCCGTGGGCCGCCCGAGGCCACCAGCGTATTGATGTTCTCGAGCGGCGGGTTCCAGCCGCGCAGCCGACGCTTTGCCATCGCCCCTTCGAGACGAGCACGCATGGCAGCGGGACCGCCGGTCGCCCGGCGGCGGAACAGATCCAACAGGCCCATGACGTCAGAGCCCCTTTGCCGTCGTCACGCGCAATTGCCGGACGATCTGACGCCCCTCGGCGGCCACGATCTCGCGATCGAGTGCCTCGATGGCACGGTCGATCTCGGCGACGCTGCGATATTCGACACTTCGTCCCTCGTAGCTGACGCGGGCCACGCCCGATGACCGCTGCACCGCCAGTGCCTCACGCCGGGACCGAAGATCGGTGAGTGTCGCCATCACGGTCACCCCATGTAACTCGACCTGACGGTCCGACGCTGCGCTGACGGGCGGGCGTTGGATTTGACCGCTGCGGGGCCAGCGGGCCCCTCAAGATCGACAGCCAACTGCCGCTCCAGTTCCTGCCAGTGCGCCTCCGACCAGCGGTCGGCACCGGCGATCCATGCGGCTGCGCGGGCATAGACGCGAACATCGAGCGCCTCGTTGCGCTCGCGGAGCTTCTGCCATTCGAGCCGCTGGAAGCCGCGTTTTGTCTTCACCGTCACAAGCTGCTCGGCAGTGAGCTGCTTCAGCCATTCGCCATCGGTCCAGTTCGGTAGATGGATTGTTCCCGGCGGAAACAAAGCACCGGCTTCAATTTCTTCTGCCGTCGGCCGATCCTGCCGCAGGTATCGATAGGTCTCAGCCTTGAAAGTCGAGGTGGCGACAGTCCACAGCCTGGCGCCACGCCTCAGCCGCTTGCCTGCGATGGTCGCATCCACGAATGTCGGACCTGTCACCGGGCTCGCACGGTTGAAGCCCTCCACGCCCTTGACGGGTGCCACCTGTGCAAAGCCCACCTGTCGCGACCAGGCATAAACAGCACTCGTCTCGAATCCTGTGTCGATGGCCAGCC